AAAATGATAATTATTATATGCCTGTAATTGCTCGTTTAGTTGGTTATTATCAATCCAATAATTTCATCTTTCCTTCAAAAGAAGATGAAGAATGTTATGATAATGATGCTATTATGATTGGATTTAAGAATTTATATGATATTAAATTTCGCTTGTTTATGGATGAAATAATCGCCAAATTAGATGAATGGATTATGAAATCATCTTTATTAGTTAAGAGAGAATATCTCGCAGGTTATTTGAGTAATAACTATCATAAAAATAAATTTATTCATCAATTATTAGACGAATTTCAATTACCAAATTCAACGGACTTCTATAATCAAATTGGAGTTCGCTATAATCATAAGAAACTTGAATTATATGCTATGAAATACGAATATTCTAAATATCTATTAGAAATTTATAGAAATGATGAAGTTATGAAGAAATTATCATTTGAAGAATTCTCCAAAATTGTTGAATGTAAAGGAAATATGATATTTATCCCCTTCTCTTCAAAATTCTTAAATACCAATAATCATATTAGCGATTTAACTATCGAAAATACCGATTATCATAGTTTCATCGGTGGTGCTGGTTTCGCAGTTAGTAATTGTGCTATGGGAAAACAGGCACTAGGAATTTATATGAGTAATTTCAATAATAGAACAGATACTATGGGAAATATTATCAATTATCCACAGCGTCATATCGTTTCTACTCAATTATCCAAATATACATATTCAAATGAATTACCATCAGGCGTTAATGCTATTGTAGCAATTATGGCACATTCAGGATTTAATCAAGAAGATAGTATTATAATTAATAAATCAGCATTAGATAGAGGATTATTCACAAGCACCTATTATAAAATCATTAGAGACCAATGCACAAAGAACCATAGTTCAGGAGAAGAAGAAATCTTCACTAATCCTAAACAAATGTGTAATGTTAAGAATTTATCTTATGAGAAATTAGAAGAGGATGGTTTCTGTTCCAAGAATACTTATGTAGAGAATGGTGATGTTATAGTTGGAAAAGTTATGCCTCGTAAAGCAAATGGCAAAACCACTTATCAAGATAATAGTATCTCTATGAAAGCGAATGATGATGGTTATGTTGATATGAATTATATTGGAACGAATAGCGAAGGTTATAAATTCTGTAAAATTCGCATCAGGAAAAATAGAAAACCAGAAATTGGTGATAAACTCGCTTGTTATTCACCAGACCACGAATATTTAACAACGGAAGGATGGGTAAATGTCGCTGACTTAACCCTTAATCATAAAGTAGCATCTATCGTTGATAATAAATTAATTTATCAAAATCCTATTGAATTACATAAATTTAATTATGAAGGTAAAATGTATAAAGTTAAAAATAATCATATTGATTTATTAGTTACTCCAAATCATCGTATTCTTTATAGAACTACTTGTAATAAGGAATTTAAGATTAAAAGAGCAGATGAAATCTATCATAATAAATATAAAATGAAGAAGAATGTTGATGAATGGTCTCCTGATTATTCAGGTGAAATTCCTGATTATCTTATCTTAAATGATGATAAAACTCAAATTACTCATATTAAATTTGCTGGAACTAAAAAATTAGATGAAATGATTATTGATATTGATAGTTGGATTACTATTTATGGAATTTATGTAGCAGAAGGAAGTATTAATAAATATTCAATTAAAATCGCAGCTCATAAACCAAGGGTTCAAGAAGCGTTAGATAAAGTTGTAGAAAAAACTGGAATTAGAATTTCTAAATCATTAAGTAGAGGTGAAAAAACTAATTGGAGTATTAATCATACACAAATGGCGAATTTTATTGGAATGGGACATATAGCAATTACCAAATCTCTTCAAGAATGGGTTTGGTTATTAAATAGAAAACAATCACAAGATTTAGTATATTCTATGTGTCTTGGTGATGGAGGTTTAATGGAAAACGGAACTTGGCGATATTATACTTCTTCAACTAATTTAGCAAATGATTTTCAGCGATTATGTCTTCACGCTGGTTATTCGTGTAATAAATTACTTAAAACTCCAAAAGGAACTAGAAATTATAGTTTAGAAGAATTAAGAAGAAAAGATAAACCAGATTATAATAAAGAAAGTTATTCAAATGCGGATTATTGGGTATTAACTATTATTAAATATCAAAATGAACCAATCGTTAATAAAAATAAAGTAAGTGAAAAACATCCTAAATTTGATGAATTTAAATTCCAAGATGAATGGGTTGATTATAATGGTGAAGTATATTGTTGTAGTCTAAAATACGGCGATGGATTAGTTTATGTAAGACGAAATGGAAGACCTATTTGGAGCTGCAACAGTAAAGCTGCTCAAAAGGGAAGTATAGGAATGATTTACGACCATAAGGATATGCCTTTCACAAAGGAAGGAATTGTTCCAGATATTATAATTAATCCTCACGCCATTCCTTCGAGAATGACGATGGCACAATTAATGGAATGTATTATGGGAAAGGTTGGATGTAAAATAGGAGCATATGGAGATGCTACACCATTCTCAAAATGTTCGGTAGATGATATTTCAAAACATTTGGAGGATAATGGATTGGAGAAATATGGAAATGAGATTATGTATAATGGAAGAACAGGCGAACAAATTAAGACAGAGATATTTATTGGCCCAACTTATTATCAAAGATTAAAACATATGGTTACTGATAAAATTCATTCAAGAGGTAGTAATGGCCCAATTGTAATGCTTACCAGACAATGTAGCGAAGGGCGTGCGAGAGGCGGTGGATTACGATTAGGAGAAATGGAGAGAGATTGTTTCATAGGTCATGGTTCCGCATTATTCTTGAAAGAAAAGATGTTGGATTGTGCTGATAATTATCGTGTGTTTATATGTAAAGAATGTGGAATGATTGCTTCGGTGAATATTGAAAAGAATATATATAAATGTCATAATTGTAAGAATTCAAATGATATAGTTCAAGTAAGAATTCCATATGCTTTCAAATTATTAACACAAGAATTGCAAACGATGAATGTAGTTATGAGGTATATTTGCGAATAAAATTCAACCATATATTAAAAAAAAGATATGCGGATTGTTTATGACTTTCAGGATGAAATTGAATTCCAATATGTTTATTATTAAAACCCATATAAATCATCTTTTTATATTCAATACCTATTTTCCAATTTTTAGGAAGCTTGCTAATATAATCGTGATGATTAAATCTATATTTTGTTTTTTTAATTTTAAAAGGTTTATCTATTTTATAAGCTTTATCATATTTCTTATTTTCATTTGAAGGAAATGAATTAATATTTTTTAATGATGAATAATAATAAACTAAATATTGAAATCCATAACATAATCCTAAAATTGGAATATTCGATTTAAAAACTTCTTCTGGAATAATCCCCTTATTCGTTTTTTTAATTCTAAAATCCGAACCAGATAATATAATTCCATTTATCTTCTTCGATTTAATTTCTTTGATAATCCCTTTCTTATCTTCCCAATTCTTTATTATCAATTTATCTTTGAAAATTTCTTGGAAAACTTTCAAATTCTTAAACTTCTCTGGTTTTGAATAAAGATTTATTAAAAGAATATTCATCTTTCCTCCTCCTAATCTGTTTGTTGGAACAACTCTTTTTGAATTGCTTCTACCAACAAAATTTAAAAATCTTCTAATATAAGATGATTGTTCTTGATGTTTTAAATCACATAATTTAACTATTTTTTCTAAACATAATCTTAAAAATAATGATTTTATATATCTTGTTTCTGTGTATATACTGTATGAAAAATCTGTTAAAATTTGTTTTAATTTCTCATTAGTAGTTTTCTCATATAATTTATATAATTCATCATCCTTTATTAATTCTTTTTTTGTTTCTATTAATGGTTGTAAATTATAATATAAATTAGTAAAATAATTTAATAATATTGAAATATCAAAACATTTATTTTGATTTATTTCACTTATTTCATTTAAATATTTTAAAAATTCATTTAACAAATAAAAAAATACAATATTTTCAAGAATAGCAATAGGAATATGTGAATAATTTTTTAATACTGTTTCTATATTTTCCAAAAAACCATTTAAAATTTCATTATTTTGTGTTCTATATTGAATAAATACAATATCTAAAACTACATTTAAATCACTTTGTTTCTTAAATTTTTCTTTTAAAAAATTACTATATGTTAATAATATTCTTATATTTTCATCATTATCTTTTAATAATTCATTTTCAGCAAATTTGAAACCACGAACACTAGTTAAATTATATGATATTAAGTCTTCTTTTTCAATAAAAGAAGATATTTCTTCAACAATTCCTCCTAAATTTGTTTTAATTTCATCTATTTCTTTTTTAATTTTTTTTATATCAGGTGATTTTCTTCGTGAAAATGTTGTTTCCATTTCTATTTATTATAAATAAAAAATGATTTTGAGTTGATTGAGATTTTTAAACAAATGTCTAAACAAGATATTAAATATATTTCAATAGAAATTTATGACATTATTCGATTGATATTAAAAAAATCGTATTTTAATAAACATCTATATTTCTATGATTATATAAATCCTTTGAAAATAAATGTCATCATTAATAATATCATTCCATCTTTATTAGATTTATCAAATGGAGAACATATTAAATATAATATAAATTCATTTAATTTCATCTCAAATAAAAGAAATATTTATATATCGTATAAATTATATAATAATATAATTAAATTTGATGTATTAATTTCATAATTTTTGTCTTTTGTATTAAAATTAATGAAAACCTTAAAAAAATGATTTGAGTTGAAATCTAAAACTTTCACGGATTACAACGAGATTTGTAGTCCGTCCCCTGCGAAAATGAACCAGCAATCACTTTCGCAACGCACAGCATACGCTATTCGCTCCGTTTTCGAACGCAGAGATGACGACTATTGTGTCGGTTTTCCAACCCGCTACATAGACCTTGAAGATGGTGAGTTTGACACGAACAACATCCACGATTTCGCAGTTGAGGTTTGTAGTTCTCTATCCGCTTCGCTTCACGGCGTCGGTTATGAGGACTTCAAAATTCACTTCAACGGCGTCGTCGTGCGTGTCTTATATCAACTGATAGAGGAATGGAGCGAGTTGAAGATTGATGTCGATGAGTGAGAATTTGGAGTGGGGGAACAAGAGACGAGTTGAGTTTTTTGTTCCTTTTTTGATTTTGTTAGATTTGTATTGAAATTAATCAAAACCTTAAAAAAATGATTGGATTTAGATTTAAAACTTTCACGGATTACAACGAGATTTGTAGTCCGTCCCCCTCAAAATGAGTTTTGCCGAAGAAGATTGTAGCGAAGTTGTCGAGTTGATTGAGAGTATGTCGCAGAAGAACCAGACCAAAGCATCCATTATGCTATGGACTATCTGCTGTTCGACTATTCCCATCTTCATCTCCACGGTTAAGCGATTATTGGAAGGCGGTGATGCTTATGGCGAGGTTTTCACATACAAAGGCAAGTTCGTTCACATCGATTATTCGGTTGGAGGCGCTTCGAATGACCTTGATATGTTTGTGGAGATTTGCTTGAAGGATGAGTGATTTGGTGATGGTTTGGGAACAGAGACGAGTTGAGTTTTTGTTCCTTTTTGATTTTGTTAGATTTGTATTAAAATTAATGAAAACTTAAAGAAAATGATTTCTTTTAATGATTTAAATATTTAACATAAGTTCCAAATGACTTTTGTCGAAATCATCGTAGAGAAGATTAAGAAAGTTTATGCGATTACGGACGAATTTGCCGTCGGTTCATATATTTATGCTGAACCGATGGATAAATCCAATCTCGCTGAATTCGCTTGTTCTGTTTCCTCGAAACTCGGTATGGAGAATTGGTTCTTATGTGCGGAGAAAAATCATTTCGTTTTAGAGATTGACGAGCGTTTTATGGTCGTTTATTTCGCAGATGATAGACTTGATAATGCGACAGAATTCGTGGTTCGTCGTTGTAATACCGAAGAGGAATATCAAGTCGTTTTAGCTGCCATTTGATTTTTTTTGATTATTTAATTCAAAATTGTATTGAAATATATAAAAATAATTAATAAATGATTTCTTTGATAATTAAAATCATCACGCATAAGTCCAAATATGTCGTCCATTCAAATCCTCGTTGATGAAGTCAAGAAGGTTTATGCGATTGCTGATGATTACGCCACAGGTTCCTATGTTTTCTATGAACCTATGGATGTTTCAACCATCGACATCGCTAAATTCGCTTGTGCTGTTTCTGCGAAACTTGAAATGGGAAATTGGTTCTTATGCGCCGACAGAAATTACTTCGTGTTGGAGATTGATGATAAGTTCGTCGTCGTCTATATCGTTGATGATAGATTTGATGATGCGACTGAATTCACTATCCGCCGTTGTAATAACGATCAGGAGTTCGCCGATATGATGTTGGAGATTGCTTGATTTTTTGTCCTTTCTATCGAATTCGAATATCTTGATATTCTTTATAAATAAATTTAGGCATAATGCTCCCAACTTGTGTCTCGTCAAATGCTTTATCTATTTCCGTTCCTTCTTTATTTATATAAATCGGTTGTTCTAATGATTTTTGTCCTAATGAAGTGCAAATAGGTGGTTTAAAACGAGCATCACCAACATAAGAAGATTGTTTATATTCTATGGGATTATAAACACGAACATAAACCTCACTATTCTCCGGTAATTCATTCGTAATCCTCCTTATTTCATTTGTTTTTTCTGGTGGTGAAATTTGTTCTTCCATTTTTTCCTCTTTCGAATTTAATAGAAATTTCATATTAGGATTAGAAGCAATCGCATTATCTATATATCTTTTAATAGTTGAACTTATATCTCCCTCATCTTGAAATTTCTCTTTCACATTCTCATTTACATTTCCATTAACATTCTCATTTACATTTCCATTAACATTCTCATTTACATTTCCATTAACATTCTCATTTACATAATTTTTAATTTCATTAATATCTGCGACATTTGAAGGAGGTGGAGGAGGAATTTTGGTAGGTTCTTGTGTTATTTTTGATAATTCTTTTTTAAGAGTTTCCACATCAATTCCTTCTTTTGTATCTTCAATTCCTCCTTTGGAATTTTTAATAATTTCTTCTGCTTTTAATTTTAATTCAAGAAGATTATAATATTTATTGAAGATTTCAAGAAGATTTTTCTTTGTGATAGTGATAGTTGTTAAAACCTCATTTTCAAAATTAATGAAATTATCTGCTTCTAAAAATGCCTTAAATAAAAATGAATTATTTCTTAAATGAATATAACAATCTCTTAAAGGCATTAGAATTTTATCATTTGGGTCTTTTTTATATTTCTTTTTATATAAATCAATAATTTTCTTCAATAGATTTCTTTTCGCAATTGAACTTTCTATTCCACCTTCGGCGAGATTATCTTGAACTTTGGTTAATTTCTCATATTCATATGAATTATATAATTCTTCGGTTAATTCTTCTTTCGTTTGAAAAACTTTTAATTTCAATTCTTCAACATTCGGCGAACGGTCTAATATCTTTTTATAAATATCTATAATTTCATATTCTGTTAATTCTTCTTTTAAAAATGGATTAGATGGAATATAAACCATAGGTATTAAATCTTCTATTGTATTTTGGTCATAACTACCTGTGAAATCTTCGGTGAAATATAATTTCCTATTAATTATTAAAATTGAAAAAAAGATAATTATCAAGATTATTAATATAGGAATAATTATATTCATATTCTACTTTTAAATAATTATAATTATTCTAATTAGAAAATGAACGATTATGATAATTATATGAAAGATTGTTTTAAATTATCATCCGTAGAAAGATTTATTTTTGGAAAAAGAGATAAAGAAACTCTCTCTCATATTGATAATTATTTAACTGATGAATATCTAGAAGCTGAAAGAAAAATAATCGAGAAATATGAAAAAACAACTGATTTAGAATTGAGTTTATTAATCTCTATTGATAAATTCTCAAACGATTATCAACTTCATTATTTCCTATTTTCTTCATATAATAACTTTATTTTAGATTTTGAAAATGATAATAAAAATCTTTATCTTAAAAACGAAGTTTATAAAAAATCAAGAGAAAAAGATTTTAATGAATTATTAAAAAGTCATATTCATCGAGCAAAAGAAGGTTTAAAATTAAAAATTACATATCCAAAGATGATTATCAAAATTTTTTTAGAACAAATTAAAAATAAACATAAATATTCGACAATTTATAATTTTGTTAAAAATCATTATTATCCTTATTGTAGAAATGAAATTGGTTTATGTTATGTTAAAAATGGACGAGATATTTATAAGAATTTATTAAGAGAAAGTATTGGATGTTTAGATATTAGTCCAGAAGAAATTCATCAAATAGGTTTAGATTTATTAAAGAATTCGAAAAAGAAAACTTCTAAACAATCTTATAAATCTCGTGAAGAAATGTTTGAAGATTGTTTGAAATATGGAAAATTCGTTTATGATGAAGTTTTATCCAAATATTTTCATTTTAAACCTAAAAAACCTTTTAAAATAATCGCTATGGATGATGAAGAAGAAAGAAATTCTCCATTAGGTTATTATAAACCACTCGAAAAAAAAGTATTTATTAATCTATCTTATTATAATGAAATTAGCAAAAATGAAATACATTCTCTAATAATGCACGAGTGTTTTCATAGCTTCCATTTTGATTTTATGAAATTCCATAAAATTCCTAAATATAAATATTATAAATATTTTAATACGGCACTAGTCGAAGGTTTCGCATTTTATATGGAAATCTATTGTGATAATTATGATGATAATAATAATGAAATGACCTTAATGAGAAAATTACGATTAGTTGTTGATACTGGTATTAATTATTATGGATGGACTTATAAAAAA